TTCTCATCGCCCTGAGCCTTGACCAACCAGTTACGGGATTCTTCCTGTGCCTGATTGTAGGGATCATTCATATCTAACTGACCCTTGTCATTAAGAACAGATTTCTTCCCTTTGCGAACCAATATCCCGGCAGGCAGAAAGTTATACTTTGTATTTCGATGCTTAACAGTTGAAACAGCTTCTTCGGTAAGCATATCCGTTATCACAGGATCAAAAGGAGCAGTCGGATATTCAAGGTCACCATCTGAAGTATAGTAATATATCTGACCCAGATAGAGAGCCGGGCCACCTGCTTCAACAATCTGTGATAAGACCATCTCAGGATCAAACCGGTTGATGAACTTAACATCCTGCTGCCGGAACGTCTGACCTGTAACTCCGGTCCAGTCCGGGTAAACGGCTATGCGTCCTGAATAACTCTTATTCGGGAGTATCTCAAGGCGGCAATGTTCAAAAGGAACGTTATAATACTCGACAGGATTACCAAGAAAATCATACTTGACAAGCACGGCGAACCCGTTAAAAGCCTTCAGGTCTTTCGATAGCTTACGAAGTAGAGTTGAGGCCCGTTCCCCCTTCTCGTTTACGACGTAATCATTAAGCGCAGGATCAATGAACCCGCCACCGGAGGTGAACCGCACGTGAATATCATAACAACTTTTCCCCGTACCTGAAGAGTTAAGAATTTCAAGTACCTTCTGCGGATAGTCGTTATTCAGACCATACCCCTTTATTCGCTTTGAAGTAAGATATATGTTCCGCTCAACTCTCTGACTGGTCTTTGTAGCGGAAACTCTCATCACTTAGGTTTTTTGGTGGTCTTCTTTACAACTTTCTTAACCTCAGTTTTCGGAGCCTCGGTCATTGCTTTGACAACCTCCTCAGGATCAGGCATTGACGGGAGGACTTCAGGTATTTCCCTCTTTGGAGTTTCCGGTACTGGCTCAACCTTTATTCCCTGCGGAATAAACGGAGCAGGTTTCGGAGCACGGACGAAATAGACTGAGCGTTGCGGGTAACGTCTTAGGTATTCAGCAGCGATAGCATCATACTTAACGGCGTCGGTCTGGAGGTTCAGATTTGTAAAGGCTTTCACGCCGTTAAAAGCTACATCGAACTGAGCGACATAACCCTTCTTGAGTTCATACAGTGATACTGACATCTGATTATATTTTAATATTTTTAACAATGCTTCAACATAACACGTCCGACAAGTGCCCGGAAGCGAGTCCCCGAACAGACGTTTATACTCTGCCCGGATCGTCGCTTTCCGATCCTTTGTCTGTGCACGTGGATCATTTATAAATTCCCGTGCAAACGCCCTGACCATTACGTAGGTTCAGGGGTCAGCTCATCAGGGCAGCAGGGGGCAAGAAGCGAACCAACAGCGGCACGTGTCAGCTCAATACTTGTCACAAACAGCGTCAGCGGAGGAAGCGATTCTTTCAGCGAATCACTGCATCCGGCAGTCAGCAGCCATGCACCCATCATCTCTTCATCGTTCGGGTTGCGTTCAGCGGCGTTCAGTTCCAGTCCCATATCCCAACCGAGAACCTCATAAACAGTGCGGCCCAAACCGGCTTTGTTATAGTTATTCTCGATAATAACGAGAAAACGGGAGTTAGCCACATCATTGACCCATGCCTTCACTTCGGGAGTGTTATCGAACACCCGGAAGATCAGGTTGTGATCCCACACCTTTTGATAACGCCTCTTGACCATTGCAACGCTATGCTCGTTGGACTGGTTATAACCTGATATGCAATAAGCGTAAGCGGGCGGGGAAACAGTCTTCAGAACAAGTTGCGTCAGAAGAAGAGGATTCTCAGGATCGAACGTGCAGTTGTCTTTGTCAACGTGCTCGTGATTGATGAAATATACCGTATCCTTAATACCCTGCACCATGTTATCGCAGTTCTTCAGGATACAGTCAACGATTTGATTACATCCGATAGTCATAATATCCTCCTTTCTATCGTCCTACCATCAGAAGCCTGTCGTCGAGAATCTTTGCGTCGAAGGCATCAATGGCTTCAATCCTGTTGTAACGACTGCGAGGATCGTAGAACGAATTAATGTTTTCAAATAATGATGTGCAAACCATACCAATATTCAGGTTGGAGACGCTTGTATAAACAACCCTGTGAGGATCGTTCCAGCGTGTGCCGTCGTTCTCAAAAGCTCTGATCCACTGATCCCACAGAGGAATGGAATACATCTTTATCCCGTCCCATGTAGCGAACTCAATACCGTTGACCATCAGCCGGTAATCCTGAAATGCGGTTCCGACAGCCTGTAAAGCCCTGCGCAAACGGTCAAAAACCGAACGGGTGACCAGAAGAACACGGTCAGGCTGCTGCTGAAGCTCACTGATAGCACTGTCAATAACGTTATTAACAGCTCCCATTGTAAGTATCGGAGTAGCGACTGAGTTCTGAAGTGCGTAAGTAGCCTGTGTATTACCCGGCATTGCAACTACCTGAAGCGGGTTAGCTGCATAGATAGCGGCCATCTGTACGAAAAATCCGTCAATTACATTGAAGAAAGCCGGATCAACACCCGGAGTAAGTACTCCGCCAGGTACGTTGGCAGCGTTTTTGTCTCCGAACCAGGCATTACGAAGGACCATCTTCTTAATGTCACCTTCGAGGATGTTCTGAATGAATGTGAAGATTTCTGTTTTCGTCAGATCAAAGACATCGGTTCCGCATTTTACGGCGAGCTTCATCATTGAATCAGCAAGCTCATCAATACACATATCAATGATGATCTCCAGGTAACGAGGCTCCCATGTCTTTTCGATAGCAGGAAGTTCGTAGCAGTGAGGCACGGGATCGCAACTCTGAGCGGCCCGGCCTACCAGCCCGAATGAACCGGGTATGATGCCGATACGCTTGTCGTTCTTGATACCGGTGACGAGGGTGTGAAACTCGGAGAGTTCCGGTGCTGATAAGACAGCTTCAACAACCAGCTCGTTCAGCGAACGGAGTTCATCCGGGGTGAAGTGCAGGTTGTCGAGGTTGATAGTGTTTCCGCACGAGGGCGAAGTGACACTCTTGGGGATGATAGGCATATTTATTCAGATTTTGATTTAAGTTTCTCGTTCAGTTCCCTTACACGGGCAAGATCAATGCTTCCCACTTTGTCAGCGGTTGAGAACTTGGTACGCCCGTCAGGCTTCCATTCATTCTTGATCTTCGATAGCTCGTCGTAGAGTGTTTTTGCATCGGTCTCAGCTTTCTTTGCTGATGCCTGTGCAGCGACAAGGTCAGGCTTCTCGGCCTCCATAGCGGTGACCCTCTCGGTCAGTTGCTGGTTGGCAGCTTCCAGTTGTGCGATCTTCTCGTTAGCAAGCTCGAGTTCAGACTTGTCTTCAGTCTTCTCCCTGATCTCAGTGATCGCTCCTTCGGCAACAACGATCGTCTTGCCGTCGGACATTACATAAGTCCCGTCAGGAGAGGCTTTGTCTCCCACTGCCGGTGCTCCGGTTTCTTTCTCGAGCTTGAACTCCTTGCCGTCCTTGTCTTTCAAGGTCTGGTCAACAGTTTCGAGCCTCGAAAAGTTTTTCATTCTGGCAAGCGCATTGTCTAACGTGCTCCCCAGCTTTTCAAAAAAGGCTTTTTCGTCCATAATAAATTTATTTGGTTTTAGATATGCAAATGCCATAACTGGCTCAATGATTTTCGTTGCGAAGCCCAGATCGACCATGTCCTGAGCTGATAGTTTAGTGTCCTCTTTCATCAGTTCGGCCAGACGTGACTCTTCCGCCCCGGTCTTCTGTGCGTAGAACTGAAGTATTTTCGATTCCTCCTGCCGCAGTGATTCAGCGATCTTTTCCAGATCATCAGCTTCGTATTGATCCGCCAGTGTGTAAGGCGGGATAAACGGGTTGTGTATGAGCCCGTCAGCATTGGAGTATATCTCACGCTCTTCACCTGCAAGAAATATGATAGTTGCGATAGAATAGATTTTCCCTTCGCCAATGGTTTTTATTTTCTTGCCTGAATTAACCAGTAGATCATAAATAGCCCAGCCTTCCTGCACGTCACCGCCTCGGGAGTTGATACGTACAACGATCTTACGTTCTGATTTATGCTGGTCAAGAAACTCCGATACCTGTTTGGCTGATACTGTCTCATAGCCTATAAGCTCATCCATGCCGGATGATTCACCTATGTCTCCGTAGATTTTAAGTACCGCACTCATGGGGCAGGTATTCCTGGTTCAATTATCGGCCACCACATCGGCTGAGTTGATGTGTCAGGAGTGTTAGGCATTGTTATTTCGAGCGTGGAGGCAATGAGGGAATTAGCTAATTCTGTGTACCCAAGGATGTAGTACAGATAAAAATCAGCCAAGTAATAAGGATAAACGTCGAGTAGATTGTCCATGCGCTAAATTTTTGATAAATTTAACGTAGGTAGCAGAATAATGTAATGAACTAAATACTTCAGTAAAATCAGAGAGACTTTAAAATTCCCTCCCCGTGAACAACGATTTTCGCCCCTACCTCATTGAGAGCCTTCTGCAGAGCGGTGAAGTGTTCAATGATTTTAGCGCAAAGTTTCTGGTCAAGATGCGGGTGGTTGGTAAGGTCAACCCCGAAGAGATGTATCTCATCAGCCCCGTATTCTTTATAAGCGATCTGACAGGCGACAAACGGAGAGCAGTAGCTCTTGTAATAACCCGGTCTTTTAAGATCAATAAAAGTATGATAACCAGGGATAATATTCACTTTACGAAAATCTTTTCGGTAATCCCAATTAACAATATGTGAATAGAACGCCTGCGGAGTGCTTTCTTTTATTACTCTTAACCGGTCAGGTGTGAATATCTTCTCATAATCAAGACAGACAATAACATCAGTCTTAACATTGCGCCATACATCATTCACACCTATTGAGAATCCTCCCTGGTAGAGTTTCCATGAGGGGCCGAGTCCGATGATACTTACCTGTCCCATCCCTGCTCAATCTCATCAAGTCCTTTCTTGCGCCTCATCTTGCGTGTCCCGGCCGTCTCGTGAATAACCCAAAGAGGCTTAACAGCGTCCCATGTCCAGCCCTTGCCGGATGTATGTCCAAGCCCCGGAAGAATCTTAATCACTTTCTCTGTTAATCCTTTTCTATGTATGTCAAGAGCGGTCTTAAAGCAGGGTGCGCCATGATGTGTATAAGGATGATAGCTGAAATACTCTTTAACCTGTAAGAGATGAAAGAACGGGTGTAGCATCATCATATATCCCTGGTTCTTATGCCACGGCTTAGACCCGTATTCAAACCCGTCGTATCCGGTCTTCTCGACGTAGCCGACCCCATAGGTATCTGGTTCCACCATTGACAGCATCAGGTCTAAAGGACTTTTTATCATCTCAATATCCGAATCAAAGATAAGAGCAAAATCAGTCTTGCACATTCTTATAGCTGCATCCATGCCCCGCCCGTGTCCGATATTTGTTGGGGACAATCCAACAGTTGTTATATCGCTTGAAAGGCTTTTTATGTATTCCCGGCAGGGATCACCCTGATCAGACCCATCGATAATTATCATCTGCATATCCGGATGAAACCTCCTGACTGATTCATAAGCACGTCGGGCAAGTGCCTCCGTGTTATGCGTGACCATTATTCCCGTTACCATTTGGTCAGAATATCTTTTGACTTCTTGTACTGTTGGAAACATCCTTCGTAAAATTTATAGTCCTCTCCGATAATTGATTTGAGATAGTTCATATTGCAATCGTCATTCATTCGCATTGCCTCACGGTGACCATAGCCTATCCCCCTGCGTCCGGGCATTCCCTTGATCCCGATTGACAGATTGCCTTCGTGAAACAGTTTTTTATTCGGAACCTTGCTCCAGAACTCCGCATCTATAAACAGACTTCCGTTTGACCGCATCATATACTCAACAGCCTCCGGGCGGATAGCTGTTTGGAACAGGCTGGCATGAGCATCATTCCCATTAACAAGATACCTTCGGTAAGCCACGTTATAATAGATCGTCCGTGTCTCTCCGATAGCCCAGTAATCTCCAAAATTAGCCATCATGCGTTCGAGATAGATAGATTTATAATAATCGTCGTCCTCAATAACAAAGATCGCTTCAGGCTTATAGTTCATAACAGCATTCAGTCCTGCCTCCATGTTGCGCCCCTGAGTGTTCTGGTTATATGTCCATGCCGGGCGAGGATAGACCTTGTGAATGATCCAGTTGTCCCGGAAATATTCCGTTACATTATCTGTCGTTTTCGGTACGCAATCATCAACAATAACCCACACGACCTTCCCGTCGTAGGTCTGACGTTTCATAAATTCGGCACACCGCCTGAATTGTTCAAGACGGTTTCCGGTCGGCGTTAAGAGTGCGATCATGGTCTGTAAATTTAAAAAGATCCGAGTCTTTTCTTATCTCGGTTTCGATTATATTGTATTTTATTGCCATTTCCCATGCTATAAAACAAAAGCTCAACTGATCCCTCTGAGTGTGCTCCATATAAAAGTTCCACCATCGGCTTCCAAAAATCTGATTTTGGATCGTATTACGCCAGATCATAACACCATTTTCGGTCAGCCCGTTATTCTCAGGGTAACCAGCATTCCGCATTATCTTAACCTGTCTGTCAATCTTCGCCTCAGTCGCAAGCCCCATTTTCTTACATATCTCAGCCTCATCATAAATACAATTTCTCCATGGATGCTTAAGTACTGCAAGATCAAATCCGTTTATATATTCATCTATCAATTTTTTAGGCGATACGATCATTTCAATAGTGCCATCCAAGTAGATATAATACTTATATTTCGGGAGATAATTCCACGGCTGCATCTTATAACGACGACTTTCTCTGCGTAAATTAGGAATAGGATCGTTTATTATTATTATCCTGTACCCGTCAATTTTTATAGCCCTATCAGTAACCAAGTAGTTATCTGCCTCATCCTGAAAGCAAGCCGGGAAAACTCTATCATAACCACCAAATATCGAACGATATATTGCTATCTCTCCCATATATGCCTCGTTATGTGATGACTTACAAATTCAGGGTTAAGATATGTCTCAGCCCATTTCTGTTGTCCCCTTTTACATAATGATATTAAGTCTTTATCCTTTATTAATGCATCAAGATGATCCTTAAAATTATCATAATCAGTCCATATAATCGGAGGTGGTGGAAAATACCTTTCAGTATCCGGCTTACGTCCGCCTGTTATAACACAACATCCCAATAACATCGCCTCAATGCCTGATTTACCCAAACCACCTTCATAGGTTATCTCTTCGCCCCAGCGTTGCTGTGGGACGTCAGGGTTCCCGTAAATAAGTTGGTCAATGAATATATCTGACTGGGCTTTCAGTTTGAGACATTCTTTATGCGGGTAATTTTTGATAAATATGTAATTAAATTGATGCTTCATCTTTAGCCCCCTAACTATTTCATTAATATAATCCGTACCCTTGACCTTGCTTTTCTCTCCGTTTCGGGGACTATGTGCGACAGTCAGAATATTATTATTTACACGAGGTATTGGATTGATTATCATTGTCTGATATGCCGGGATTATTTCAACTCCCAGAAAAGGGATCATATCAGGCATAGCGTAAGTGACTATTTTATTCCGGGATAAGAAATTATTAACCCATTTCCTTTCACGACATATCGTTGATTCAGATGCAATAAAGGCAATTGTTTCAAAACAATCAATAGATGAAGCGATCTTTTTAAGAGCTGCATAACCGATTATTATAATATTCTTTGCAGTTATTAGATTGTTATCCTTCCAAAATATACCATTTACTCCCCCGTCAAGTATATCATTATACCTCGGCAGGATAACATATAGATTCGCTTTCATTGCTCGTGCCAAATGTGATGCGGCGAATACTGAACTCTCTTCTGTAAGTATGGCTATCATAACAGTTCGTTTAGATAATATGCCAGTCTCTTTTCAACTTCCTTTCCGTCTTTGATATGATCAAAAACAGCCCCTCCGGGAATATCATTAACATCAATCAGATACAATTTTCCTGTTGAGTTATCCCGTATCGCATCTATCTCACCAAGATCAAAGCCCATTGATTCGCAAAATAGCTGTATCAAATCAATTTCCCAATGATATAAACAATCTTCAGGTTTTTCGATCCAGTAATTTTTATTATCTGAAAGGGTATTCTCGAAACATCCTTCAATACCACGACTTTTAATGAATATCAATGGAATACGTCCCATAAATACGGGGATGCGTATGTCATAAACCGTGCTTATTGAATCCCTGTTGTCAAGAAATAACTGGTAAATATATCCCGGTTCCCTTTCGCATGGGGTTTTCATAATGACCCCGTCATGTGCTGATTGCCGATTACTCTTACGAATACAAAACCCAAATTTATCGGTGTCTGCCATTGAGCTATATCCAAAAGACTGAGTGAAAATCTCATCAACGTAATCTTTATTTACATTTCTTAAATCTCTGTTAAGTACAATTCGGTTATCTTCAAGAAATAATCTATCTGTATCTTTAAGATCGTTGTAGTTCCAATGTACTGCAATCTCCCAATCTGAGTTAATATCATTTGTTAATTCATAACCTATAATCTGGAAATATCTTATCGTCTTACTCAATGAATGACCTGGTTGCTGAGTTGGGGGATCAGGATAAAACAACACTTTCATATCTCTGTCTCCATCTCTTTTTTTATGTTCATCACGTGCCGATCACTAACGTCAAAATCAAAACTTGTAAACAATGCCGATTTGCTTACATTGTGCCCTGCCTTGCGGTAAGAATCATACCGTGCGTAAATCTGCCAGTGTTTGAGAGTGGCGCAAGGAATTAACCCGATGCAAACATCTTTCTTCACCCGGTCAATATTCTCGTTTATCCGCTCGAATAATGTCATATCACTGATCTTACTTCAACGGCCCGTGACTGAGCCGTCCGGGCGTTAATATCTTCAACCGTTACAACAGGAGCAGGCAGTTTAGCCACTGCGCCTGCAATATCCTCAGCCGTCAGCATAGGCTGGTTAGGTAGTGCATTAAGTTGCTGTTGCGACAGTTGCGGCTGAGTGAATAATGTCGATTGTGCCGCCGGTGCGAAAGCCCTCTGTGCCGGTGCTGAAGCGGATATAGATGTAGGTGCGCCACCGCCTGAGTCACCTGGCAGTCCTGATTTGACAGACAGAATCTTCTTTACATTAGCTATCCCTGCAACAACGGCAGCGGCAGCGGCCACAGCACCCAAAGCAGGGCCGACAATAGGAATCCCAGCCAGTGCGTCATAACTCTTCTGTGCTGATGAATAGGTATTAATAGCTGTCTGTGCAACGGCCGCCGCCTTACCTATCGCCGTCTGCTCTCCGAATATCTGAGCCAGATTACCGGCAAACCCTGAAGCAAGTTCCAGTTTAGCATTAAGCTCCGCCCGGTCTATCTGCTTGCGTGCCTCTGAATATTTCTCGTTAATAAGATTAATATCTGCCCCGGTGCGTTCGGCTGCTTCGATCTCTAACAGTCTTTTAGCTTCAAGCCGGTCACGCTCAATGTTGAACTCATATTCATTTCTTAGCTCCCGTATCTGAAACTCATTCTCCTGATTAATCAGCTCACGCTCCCGGTTCCATTCATCGTATTCGATCTGTGATTGTTTCTTACTCTCCTGCGCTACCTTGTAAGCATCAATCTCAGCCTGCAGGTTACGTTGTGCTTCGATGGATGCGGCCTGATTGATCTGAACAAGATCCGCCTGGTAATCTATTTCGAGTTGTTTCTTCTTTTCGATATTCTCTCCGGCCAACCTCAGCTCTTCCTGATACTGAAGTTCCCTGAGCTGTATCTGTTTGGCCGTTGCATCTGACTCGGCTGACGATACCTGATTGATGTAATCATACCGGAGTTGAAGCATACGATCCTGAAACTGCCTCTCGACAGTCAGTAATTCGTCACCTGTCAGTCCTTCAGTTCGTGCCTTGCGCTCATCTTCGATTGCTTTAATCTGTGCATCAAGATTCTCTTTTGCGAGTTTCTTGCGGGCTTCAACAAATGTGATCTCTTTTTTTAGTCGTGCCTCAGTTTGTTTGAAGTTCTCTGTTTCGATCTTGCTTTGCTCACCAATAGCCTTGCGCTGTTCATCAGTAATCCTTTTGATAAGCGAAAACCTTTCTGAACCCAATCTCTTTATCTCCTTAAATCCCTGCGCCTCTGCCTCGGTAGCTGCTGCCTGCGCTTCTTCATTTGCCCGCAGCTCTTCACGTGTCGAGTTACCCTGAACTACCCTCTCCTGACTTATCCTTGCCCGCTCTTTAGCAAACCCGACTTCAATGGCTGTCATCTCTTTTGTCAGCGCAATAGCCTTGTCAAGATTTACTATCCTTTCAGCATCGGTCAAGTTCTCATCTTTAGTTGAGGAAAACAACTCTTCGATCTGCCTTCTCATTTCGGCCTTACGCTGAATAAACGCAATCTCTGAATCTTCTAAATCCTGTTGTGCTTTCGTCAGGTCTCTGGCAGCGGCAGCCTCTTCCTTGATCTCTTCAAATAGTCCCTTCTTATTGGCTCGTCTTAACTCTCGCTTCTCCCTTCGGCTCATTGTCTCTTCAATGCCTATCAGCTCATCGTTTAAGGCTTTCGCCTCACGGCGGGATTCACGGAGTTCCTTATTAAAGATTGAGCCTAAAAACTCAGCGAAATTACTCACACGGTCAAGTAAGACCTTAAAGGTAGCGGCGATAGCTGATGATACCCGCTCGAAAGCATCCATTAGCGGTTGTGAGTTCTTGAAGGCTTTAACCAGAAGAGTGACTGCCCCGACGATAGCTGCCAGAATTGCACCAAGCGGAGTAGCTATAAACGCCTTCGCTGCAACTATCATTCGCTGAATACCTCCGGTAGCCTGACCCAATGCACCAGGAAGGACACGCATCTCACCAAGTGCAGTCTTAATGCTCTCAGTATAATTTCCTACATTCAGTCGGTTGTCATTCACGCCTTTGCCGAATGCGTCGAGTGCTTTTTTTGCATCAGCGACGACTTTCGATTGTTCAATATAACGCTGCGACAGAACCCTCACGCCCTTCTCATTCACCGTATAGGCATCGCCCATTAACTTCAGTTGCGTCTGTGCGAGGTTCCACTGACGGTAAAGTTGTTCATAGCTGCCCGCCTGTGCCTTATTAGCCAGTACAGCCTGATCGACTAACTTCTTTGCATTTGAGTATTCTTTCTGTGCGTTGCGCAGTGATGCATTGGATTTTTCCCGCTCTTCCGATGTGGCTGTCTCTGAATGTTGAACCTTCAGGTTGGCAACGATCATCTCATCGACTTTCTTACGAGCCTCATCAGCTTTCTTGATGTAGTCGTCAAGATTCGATTCGATGTTTATAATATATTTCTTCTCTTCGTCCATTGTTATAGTTTTAGCAGTTCCACAGTGCAGAGCTTGCCGGCGACATAGTTAGTTATCTTATTGACGTAGAAATAAGCCTTGTATTGAGACAGGTAAACGGGTATATTATGCTGCAGCCCGGCCACCTCGTAAACAGGCAGGTTGAACTTAGCCTTTCTCAGGTTGGTCTTAGTCAGCATACGGGACAGATTAGCATAATGGATGACCAGGCTCGAAAATGCCACCTCAATAGATGATGCTTTTTTAGGAGTGACGATCTCTGGCCCGAACCAACCGCCGTCCATAGGATTGACAGTACCTCTCAACCATAGACTTTTAGTATAAGGCGGCGAGGCAATTTCTTTAACAAAATCCACGTAAACAATTCTCGGATCAATGGTCTTGTTGGAAATATAAACCTCATCCTTTTCATTCCATTTGTTAAAGGCAATACGTGATACATTAACAATGAAATTATTATCTAATATGTCAACTTCGTCACAGGTTGCCACTGGCACTTCAACAATTGTCTTTTCTTCTTTCAGAGTACTGTCATCTATCTGCATATTACCACGTCCCTGATCCGTGATTACATCATTTGAAACTTTATACTTGAGATAATTATTCTGTGCGTAGTCGCCGTACTTAAATTCAGTAGTGCCATCCCGTTCTGACAGATAAGCTGACCAATCCCGTGCAATGGCAATATTATCATAAAGTTCCTGATAGTTCCAGAACCGTATCTTTTTAGTTCGTTCATTCACTTCCGGGACTAACCCGAAAAGATTGCACATCATCTTGATAAGATCGACCTGTGACATATCTGGCAGTAAATATCTCGGCTCTAAATCTGATCCATAGCCTACTGATGCAGTCTCTATTTTAATTATAGATACGCTATAATATGCAAACACCACTGCAGGTGTAGTTGTGAATACAAGCATCTCGTTCGATTCAGCCTCATAGACATATTCATATTCTGTCATTGTCCATGTTATAAATGGAGCTGATGTTATTACTGTAAAATCACCCTTATAAACCAATCCTGAATATAGCTTGATTGTCGGAATAGGCGAGGTTGTTAAAGTTGTGATCCTGATAGTATATTTCCCTGCAACCTTTGTCCAGTAAACACCGTCAAGAAAATCATTATCGCCAGTGATTAATACCTGACCCGGCAATGCTAAACGTGCCTCTGCAAGGTATTGATAGTAACCTGACCAGTATTTTGAATACAGATATTTATTAGTCGTGCTTTTTAATGCCAGTCTCGAAATTGGCATATATATCTTTGAGAATAAATCACTATCAACAACATCACCACCGACAACACTATACCCGGCCGTTTCGATTATCTCATCCCAAATAGCTTTCACCTTGATAAATGGCCATATCCATCCGCCGTACATCTCAATTCTATCGCCATCGTCTGTATAAGGTGTAATACTCCCGTCATCTGACGGTTCACATAAAGGATACACGAAATCACACGCCGGGCTCGTGCAGGCATGAGTAGCGGCCATAGTGTCAATATCCCATGTATGGTTAGTTGATGCCAATAGAAGATCAGATAGTTTTAGATTCTCAATCTGTTTAAAGAAACTTATATTCCCTGAATATATGGCCACGTGATAATACTGATCATCAACCCGATTAAGGATTAGTTTCCCGTTAGTGATCATCTCAATATTATCCTGGATCAGTCGGGCTGGTTGTGCCTGGTAGGGAAAGAGAGTATTCGCCCCTACCTCTCCCGACAGTTCAAATAATTCACGCATCTGGCGGGTCTTGCGAATCTTGAATCCTGTCGTGAAATCCGTCTGTCGATCCTGAAGCTCTGCAATGTTATTAACTTGTTTATTAACAGGCACGATCTCCGACTCATCCATATCGCAAAGAGTGTCACCGATGAACAACCTTAAAGACTTCTGATAAACGGATGACTGGTCAATCAGCTCTTTACGTCTTATCTCGAAATCCAGAATATACCCGTTCTCTCCCGGCTCTTTTACAGTGTGATCGCCACGTGTTAAATCAACCTCACGCCATACACCGTCTTCATACTGCTCGACCATCTCGGCCATCAGTAAGCCCTTGAACCCGTCGATATTCCCGGCAGTGATACCATGAAGTGTGACTTTATAAGAGTAGTCGGCTCCGATGCGGGTGCTGCGTTCAATCTTAGATATGACACTAAAGAACTGAGAGGTCATCACATCCTTTTCGTCGGTTTGCATATTGATCTCATAACCATTTGAAAAGAGAAAGTAGTGCCAGCCATTGCGATACCAACGTAAAAATATACCTTCGGTACATCTGTTAACCTGAACCCGTATGGAGCTAATTGTTGCCATCTAGCCAGCAGTATATCTTATTGTAAACCATCGAAAGCCCTATCCCGGCAGAAACAAAAAAAGCCAGTTCAATGAAATCAAATCGTCTTGTTGCAATGAAGTACCAGAGGCAGGCCTGTCCCGTGACGCACATATAACACATACCAAGCGGACGGGCAAGCCACCAAGGTAGTTTCTGAATCAAAACCCTGTACCATGTAAACAGGGAATGTTCCCGCTGCACGATAGCGGAGAACATAAAAGCGGTCAGTGATATTTTAAACATTTCCCCAATCATCACAATCTTTCGCTGCACTATTTACGTGTCCTGCCTGTGCCATTATCTTATTTGTATTGTTTTGTCCCTCTCCAATATCTGTTGACGTTGTTCCTATATCGACATCTGTAATATTGCTCCATGCTGCGGATGGTATATCGTTTATTGCAGCTTCATAATACCTGCTTTCACCTCCTCCAATATCTTCAATATAGAATACCAGTCCCCCGGTTTCTCCCTGGTCTCTTAACAGGTAATTCCCGGTGCTGGTAATAAATGTTCTGCATGGCCTGATACGATTTATCTCATGCTTTGATGAACTATTAAAATCATCCCCTCCCTCAACAAAATTATAGGACCATGCCGTATAAAGAAAAAATTCTGAAGAACTCCAATACAGGCAATCTAAAGGATTTGTTGAGAAATTCCCCAATCCATATAAAGCTAAATTATCAAACATTGCTTTTAGTTCGTCTGCTGAAGGTAAAAACCAGTCATCTGTAATCAAATGCGGTTCTTCACAGACTTCATCCTTTATAAGCCTGACCGACAAATAATTTGTACGTAATGTCCCTGAATTAACAGCTTGTGCGTTATTGTAACTTAACTGAATAAAGTTCGCCGTCATTCCTCCTCCGGGAGTTGCTGTCCAGAAAAATCCGTAATTGCCAATACTTGAATATGAACCATCAAACCCACCACCCGGCAATGCCTTGAAACCGTAAGTATCAACTGCCCCCGTGTTAGGTGCGTTCCACCGATCCGTTCCTATTTCTTTCAGTTCACCCCCTGCCACCAATGATCCGCCTGCACACGTTATTAATTCCTGCCACTCCGCCAGTGTCGGGACGTGCCACCCCGCAGGAACGAACCCCGATGCCATGATCTGATTCCAAGTGTAAAGACCACCATATAATGCACGGTTAGCCTCGTTATCGCCGTAAACCTTCGATCCTGGATAGTTAATGTCATAGTTCTTACACATCCATATTTGCGCCCCTATGCAATCCGTTTCACACCATTCGTAAGACGGTGGGACAACTGGTACAACGATAGCCGGGGAGAATCCTGAACGGGATATATGTCTTGATCCGATGACAATAGTTATCTCGAAATCATACCAGCCGGTTAAGTTGTTGAACACCTCCTTCTGGCCCGGCAGGACACGAACCACACCCCAGCCGGAATCCGTAAAGATATACACCTCACGGGTAAGCATGATAGTTCGTATGGCCTTGATCTGAAACTCATCTATCTGACCTGATCCGACGGTCATTCGTTGTGTGCTGACGGTTCTGTACTTCTCCCCCTCGGTAAGAATAACTATCTCCCCTGCGTACCATAGCCAGTAATGCCAACCGTTGTAATACCAACGAAGGTATACGCCTTCGCATCGCCTTGAAATTGGTATGCGAGCGAGGTCTGTCACGGGGCGGTTATTTCAGCGGTGAAGTGAGAGGCGTTCGCCTCGATCCCGGCAGGATCAATCGTCAGACTGCACACCCGCCCGTCAAGACTGTCAATAGGTATATCATAAGTGTTCTGCGACAGCAGGACATTAGCCGATGAGTATTTCCTAAGAGTAACAGTCAGTTCCCCGGCAGGAGAAAGCAGCGGACGTTCAGGCAGGATAAAAGACAGATCGAACGGCAGACCAGCGAAATAGACCGGGCGTTCAAAGAAGTTCAGAAACGGTGCATCTTTAGTGTCATCAGGAACAAACTCATGCAGATTACTCCCCTGTTCTTCTGACCTGACCGCTTCAGCGTACCACCACAAAACGGGATCAGCCGGGGAACCCACACCTTCGGACTGAATCCAGTCACCCTCCAGTCCGAACCAGCACTCCCGATATTCAAGTGAGAAACTGCCTGATTTATTCGTCTCGGCCATTATCATCTCTGAGTAGTCACCGGTCTTACCCAAAGATGTGACAACTCTTAATATGCCCGACACATCAAGATCAGCATACCCAAACGAATCAGGTGAAGCGATGATAGTTAAAGGATTCAGCACCCCATTAATGGTTAATCGGCCCTCGAAGTAATACCCGGCGTGAAGTGTATTGTCATTGAAATACGAGTAGTCCCTGTCGGGATCGAATACCGGATCACCAGGATCGAAACCCGACTGATAAGCAATGTTAGTGTCAATAATCGTATCAGTTGAACCAGCTTGCACTTCTCCAACAAACATAGCATTAAGAGTACGGTTGAAAACTGAGACCTGATCGCCTTCAGATCCATTGTATAAACCAGCCCCGACAGTCAGGCGCAAAGCCCCTCCGTTATCGGCAGCAGAGACAATATCGAAGTCCCTGCGAAGCAGCCGGAAGTTGTTAGGACTTTCCGTTGCCAGCCATCGACAGGTTACCGGCGGTGCTTCCTGTACGACGTATTCAGGAGTTGAGACAAGTGTTATCATATTACATCTTTTGTGATTTTGTCAGCGAGTGCAAAAAATTTCTTACCGATCGCCTCAATAGTTTTCTCACGCTCAGAACGATAGACATCGACGAAAATACGGTTTCCGAGATTGTACTGCTGGTTCCCATATCTGTTAATATACCATGTTAGCCGTTTCGCTTCATTGTCTCGTTGCTCTTCTGTCGTGCCTTTCAGCATACCACGTTTAGCCATCCATGCCTTAATCTTCAGATATAGCTTATGATCTTTATTCTTTAATCTTGGCCCTCGTCCCCATTCTAACACACCCATCCAATAGGGCACTAACACACCCGCTCCATTTTCACGCACTTCGATCTCCCACATATCCATGACTGACTTGGAAATCTTATTGCCGTGATACCCGTTGCGGTTACCGACGTTGCGGACGAACGCTTCAAGGTCAGGTTTTATTTGCTCTCCTAACATGGCACATTAAC